TGGTATTCCTGCAAATATTCTTGTAATAGCTGGTGGTGGTGGGGGTGGATATAACACAGGTGCAGGTGGTGGTGCAGGTGGATTATTAGCTACAACATTATATTTAACTTCTGGCACAACATACTCAGCAATAATTGGTGCAGGTGGCACAGCAGGCCCTAGCAATGGAATACCAGCATCAAATGGTTCAATTAGTTATTTAACGCCAATTTTATATGCAACTGGCGGCGGCGGTGGTCAATCTTATGCAGGTACAGGTTCTTCTGGTTCTTCTGGTGGCGGCGGTGCTAGTGGCCCATCAGCAGGAACAGGATTTTCTGGTGGTACTGGAATATCTGGACAAGGTTTTTCAGGTGGTACTGGAATTACAGACGCTGCAACTTATGGTTTATCTGGTGGTGGCGGTGGTTCAAGTGCTGTTGGCGGAAATGCTGTTGCTATTAGTCGTAGTGGGAATGGTGGTGCGGGGACAGCAAATAGCATAACGGGCAGCAGCGTCACTTATGGCGGTGGCGGTGGCGGCGGTGCAGTTTCAACTCTTGGTTATGCTGCTGGAACTGGTGGTTCTGGTGGCGGCGGCAACGGTGGAAATGGTGCAACGGCGTCAGGTTCGGGAAGTGCAAACACAGGCGGTGGCGGTGGCGGCGGTAATACGGCTGGGCAACCAAATGCAGGTGGTGGCGCAGGTGGTTCAGGAGTAATTATTATTTCAATTCCAACTGCAAATTACACAGGCACAATTACAGGTTCGCCAACAATTACAACCAATGGTGCATACACAGTAATAAAATTTAATGCGTCAGGCAGTTACACAGCATAGGGGATTTACATGGGACATGTTGCAAAAGTAGTTGATGGTAAAGTAACGCAAGTTATTGTTGCTGAACCAGAGTTTTTTGACACATTTGTAGACTCAAGCGCAGGTACTTAGTTACAAACCAGCTACAACACACACGGCAACGTACACAAAAACGGCGGCACACCTTTGCGTGGCAATTACGCAGGCATTGGCTACCACTACGACCCTGTAGCAGATGTTTTTTATGCACCACAGCCTTACGCATCATGGGTACTTAGCCCATTGACGTTCTTGTGGGAAGCGCCTGTTGCTATGCCTACGGATGGCGCACAGTATGCATGGGACGAAGCCACGACTTCGTGGAAAGAATTGGCTGTTGCTTAATTAAGGAAAGATCATGGCTCTAGTTGTAGGCGGTACTGATTACGTCCAAATGCCTGTTGGCACGACAGGGCAGCGCCCCACTACGCCTGCGGCTGGCATGACACGCTATAACTCAACGACTGGTTTGCTTGAGTATTACAACGGTACGGTTTGGATTAACAGCGCAGCCGGGGTTCCTGTGAGCGTAGTTGTAGTCGGCGGCGGGGCTGGTGGCGGCTATAACTCCGGCGGCGGCGGCGGTGCAGGTGGTCATTTGGCTACGCTCACCTATTTAACAATTGGTACAAATTACACTGTAACTATTGGTGCAGGTGGCGCAGGTCAACCTAGTTCAAACACAACCCCCGGAACAAATGGAACTCTAACTCAATTTGCGTCATTGTTTTATGCAATCGGTGGCGGCGGCGGTCAATCGTTTTCTGGGGTTGGCGTTGCTGGTGCTTCTGGCGGCGGCGGTACAGGAAGTGGCGCAGGCGGCGCAGGGATTGCGGGTCAAGGTAATACTGGTGGAACGGGGGTAACAGACGCTACTACATATTCTTTAGGTGGTGCTGGCGGCGGCGCAGGTGCGGTGGGCGGTAACGCCGTTGCGGTTACTCGTGGCGGCATTGGTGGAGTGGGAATAGCCTCTAGCATTACTGGTTCTTCAGTAACAAGAGCAGGTGGCGGCGGCGGAGGCGGTGCTACGCAAAACGGTTACCCCGGTGGTGCAGGTGGCGCAGGTGGCGGTGGCGCAGGCGGTGGAACGGTAGCTGGTGCAAACGGCACAGCAAATACAGGCGGTGGCGGCGGTGGCGGCAACGCTGCTGGACAGTCTTTTGCAGCAGGCTATAACGGCGGTTCAGGTGTTGTAATTCTTTCTGTACCTACAAACCGCTATACCGGCACAACAACTGGATCGCCAACGGTCACAACAAGCGGTACGGACACAATCTTGCAATTCAACGCTTCAGGTTCTTACACGGCGTAAATCATGGCTCTTGAAATCCAAAACACCGACTATTTGCAATACCCTGCTGGTACGACTGCTCAACGCCCAACGCCAGCAGCGGGGATGATGCGCTTTAACACTACGACTGCGCTAATGGAGTATTACAACGGGTCGGCGTGGATAAGTATTTAGTATTTATTGCAGCGGTGCTACTTTTACCAGTAGTGCTGCTGTGTAGTTTGTGGCTTATACCTTGGGCAATATTGGCAATATTTAGAGGCAAATAATGGATTGGCAACACGTTATCAATTTTGTTGGCGGCGCAGCTTTGGCTTGCATTGGTTGGTTTGCTAGACAATTGTGGGATGCTGTCCAAAAACTTAAATCCGACATGAGCACGTTGGAATTGTCTATTTCTAACAATTACGTTAAGAAAGATGATTTCAAAGACGGAGTTAAAGAACTCAAAGATATGCTTGGCAAGATATTTGACAAATTAGATTCTAAAGCTGATAGGTGACATTATCGACCCGCTAACAATTCTCGCAGCACTTGGCCCTCTTGCCGTTGATCTAGGCAAAAGTCTTATTGGTCGTTTTATTCAAACTGATGTTTATAAACCTACTAATATTGCCGAATATACGCAAATGCGGCAGACCGATTTGCAGATGTTTCAGGCGATGAACAGCGCAGGTGGTAGTGGTACAACGTATCCTTGGGTTGAAGCGATTGTGCGGCTTATGCGCCCGTCTGTTGGGCTGATTGTGCTTGGCACTTGGGCGTTTATGCAGTTGTCTGGTCAAGACAGTCCTGCCGTAAATAACTTCGCTAGTGCCGTTGGGTTTTACTTGTTCGGTGACCGCACGCTTTTTTACTCGCAAAAGAAATGAACAATAACTGGCAAAAGTCTTTTGATTTAATGCTGCAATCAGAAGGCGGGTTTTCTGACGATCAGCGAGATAACGGAAATAAATTGCCCGATGGTCGACCAGGCAGCACAATGCTTGGTGTAACTCAATACAACTGGGAAAACTGGACAGGACATCAAGTTACGCACGATCAAATGCGTAAGCTAACGCCCAGTGACGTTCAACCGTTTTATAAAAAGAAAATTTGGGATGCGTGTCGTTGTGACGATTTGCCGTCAGGCGTGGATTATCTTGTGTTTGATTTTGCTGTCAATGCTGGGGTTGGTCGCTCTGCTAAGACTTTGCAAAGTGTTGTTGGTACGGCGATGGATGGGGTAATTGGGCCGTTTACTTTAGAAGCAACAAAAAAAGTTAACCCGCAGAAATTGATTGATGACTTTAGTGCAGCCAAAGAATCGTTTTACCACGGGTTAAACAATTTCTCAGTTTATGGCGTTGGTTGGTTAGCTAGAGTTGATACAGTTAAAAAAGCTGCAAAACAATTTGTTTAAAAACAATTAGTCATGCAATTGCCAGGCGAATAACAACAAGTTGTACAAGTAACCATCCTGCCGCCAGAAGTATAAGTGTGCGTTGTACACGCTGCATAAGCTGCTGTTGCTGACATTGCTAATACGATTGCTGCAATATATTTGTTCATTTTCTATCCTTTAAGTAATAACGAGCAAAACGACAATTTTCACCATCAACCATTACTGTTTCAATGTTAAAACCATGATTTTTTAGTTTGTACACAATATCAGCTAGTCTTGTAGCACGATACAGATTGATAGCTTCCCAGCTAGTGATGTGTTTGTGCTTTTTAAGGTGCAAATACACCGCATCAATTTTAGTCATTGCATCACCCATGACATAAACGGAACAATCCCAAAAACAGCCGCCAGCAACGTTAAACCTACGACCCATGCAACTGGTGGGATTCGTTCATCAGCCCTTGTGTAGCGGCTATAAACACGCATTGAGCGTGGTGTACGACCTGTCCAGTTAGGATCGCCTAAGTCAGTCAGAAAAGGCCAGTTACGCTTATTCATCGCTGCCATCCTCCTCGTTAGCTGTAACGGTTTCAATATGGTTAATGTCAATAAAATGTGTGTACATTGGGCAAACGCAATTTTCAACGTCATCTGCATCAATCTTGATGTACGGTTCGCCGTTTGAATCTAGTTTTACACCGTCTGCAAATTGATCCATCAATTCAGCAATTTTTTTGTCTGTTAACTCATAGGTTAACTGGCGCATAAGCTCACGCTTGCCTTCGTCTGTTAATTGTATGTATGAATATTTCATGGCTTACCCCTTAAACCCGTTGGCTTTCAGGAATTGCTGCTCGTCAGGGCTTGCCATGCAGACTGCCATCATGTGCTTTTGCAAATACGCCGTTAACTTTGCGCGGTTCTTGTCGGATGGGTCTAATTTAAATGCTTGAATAAGTTTGTTCATTTTATGTACCTGTATTAAATAAAACCGTTAATTTTAAGAAATTCCTGAGTGTTTAGTGATGATCTAAACGCCCAAATTGGGTGCTTGTTTATATAGTTTTGCAACCTCAACCGTGTTTGCTCTGATGGGTAAGCTACAAACTGTTTAATTAATTTATTCATTTATGCACCTGTATTTGTTGTATGGCGTTAGTGCCATAACTGAATATTAAGCTAACTTAACAAGCAATGCAACTGTTTTTTATTAGTGTTTTCACTAATGTTGTATTTTTGCTATTAGGTGTGCGAACAATCTAAAGCGAACTAGGAGGAGGGACACGCTAAAGAAAGCTCGCACTCAAGAATTATATGTTGTTCTTCTTCTTGTAGTAAGCAAGAAGATACTGAAAGCATTGCCAAGCGTCAGTTAAATCGTCTTCAGAATGTTCAATCAATCGAACATCGCCGCTTTCTGTGAAATAGATGTTTGCACATCGAGCTGTAGGCATACCTAAACCTTCTCTATAAGCTGCTAATTGCATTATTTGTTCATGGTAAGGAGTAACTTTACTCAAATCACCTTCTTTGCTCTTAAAGTCTACAACGATGTTGGCTGAAATCAAATCAACCTTACCGCCGTAGCCATTTGATGCAAATGAGCGTTCTGCTTCCCAGATATGATTAGCACCAAAGTGTGATTCAAGCGCTATATGCACTTTAGTAACAAACGCAGGGAAATCGTAGTTTTTGCCGCTATAAAAATCTTCAAGCACGCCATGCAAACGAGTGCCTCTGTCTGCTGCTTCACGCCCTGTGCTTTTAGCATCAGACATGACACGTTGCAACCAGTTTTCTTCAGATTCGCCATCTGCTCGTGGCAGCGTCAGCGCAGCAAGCAAGACTTGTTGCTGTAGCCAGTTGTTAAGGCCAGGCTTTGCAAGCAGCCCTGTAATCGTTGTAACTGACGGGACTAACCCACGTTCACGAGCGTCTGTCAGGCGAGTGTTACGCTCAACGCCGTTTTTACCAATAATCCGATAAGCTGGCGACCCGTCTGCTGCGTACCAATGACCGACTCTGAATCTGCTGTTTTAATAATCATGCTTCTCTCGCTTTCATAAATTCGTCGGCGATTTCAAAACAACGTGTTGCAGCAGCTTTTGCCCATGTTTGATCGTCAATTGGAAGCTGCCAGTCACCAGCGCACATACCATTAAGTACGCTTGTAGCAACATAGTCCCGCAGGCTCATGCCTTGAGCCATCCCGTCATCAGCAATCCAAGTTGGAAATGCTGGTATTAGTTTATTAACATTCATTTTTGCACCTGTTTAGCTAACGTTTTAAGCATTTCAATGGCATCTTGTAGGTCTTGCATGGCACGAGGGTCTAACACCATTCCCTCGTACCATTGCTGAAGACGCCAGGCTATTAAAATAGCTTCTTCAGTTTGATTCAAAATTAACTCCCTAAAACGCATTTAATATTTCTTTGTGTCGTTGTTTATGACAAGGCTGGCAAAGCCACATAACGTCCAGCGGTTTGTCATAATTTTCATGATGTGCAAGACTTTTAATTTCACCACATCGAACACATGGCATTGGTTCAAGTTCACCATTTTTAATTGCTTTAGCAACTGCGTTATGACATTTGCTTCTTCGTTTGTCTGCAAGCCGCCATTCTTGGTTGACCCGCAAAGCCAATTTAATTCTGGCTGGTAATTTTGCTCTGCGCCTGTCATATTCTCTTACCTTTTCAATGTTTTTTAATCTATGCTCAAGCACATCTTGTTTGTTGCACTCTTTGCATTTATTTACATGACCATCAAGCATCATTGAATGTTTGTAAAAATCTTCCAATGGCTTGACGGTTTTGCATTTAAAACACGTTTTAGAACGAATCATGTTGTACCCCTTTGCATGGAATACAACCATTATAGACCCGTTCTAGTTAAAAGGTACGTCAGAATCTAAATCATCAAGAGGAACAGTATTGCCTTCTTTGATCTGACGGTACGCATCAGGACGTTCATTACTAGCAGCAGCACTTTCTGTTTTGCCGCCGAACATCTGCATTTGGTCAGCAACAACTTCGGTGGTGTATTGATCTACACCGTCTTTGTTTTGCCATTTGCGGGTAGTCATGCGACCTGCAATGTAGACTTGCGAACCTTTTTTAAGATAGTCACCGCAAATGCCAGCAAGTTTTTTAAACGCAACAATTCGCACCCATTCCGTTGTTTCTTTTTCCTGATACTTAGAACCAACAGCAATGCTGAAATTGCACACAGCATCACCAGCGGCAGAAAAACGTACTTCAGGGTCTTTGCCAAGCCTGCCGATAAACTCACAGCGGTTTAGGTCGTTAGCCATTATTCATCACCTTTAATATTTCTTTTTAAAACATAAAAAAGAGTTTCTGGTTTTAATTCATAAGTTGGGAAAATTTTTACTTCATTGCCATTAAGACTAGCAACGGGTTCTAAATACAAATCTTGAAAAGGCAAAATTTGCCTTCTTTCTGATTCTTTAATACTGTTTGCAGTACGAACCCATGCACGAATTGTGCATTCTTCGTATTTGTCTGGAGTTAATTTTCCTTTAAAGTTTGTAAATTCATGGTTCATTGCAGCGCCAAGCATTTTGGCAATATTCCATTCGTCAACCATTATTTTGCACCTTTTGCAGTCAATTGAACTTTGATACCGTCATACATCATTTTCAGCACTTCTTTCTGCGAATCAGGCGCAGATTTGTACCATTTCGCAAAACACGCTTTTAAAGCGTCTAAATCAGTCATTGCAGACATTTCATCGACTGCATAGTCCATATCTATTGTCACGGCTACTGGCTGCTTAGGCGGCGTTTTAACAGCAGCTTGTCCGTCATCGTCTTCAGAGGCAATGCCTAACGCAGCTTGCAAGCTATAACGCTTTGCATAGGAAATTGCAGAGCCGTAACCTTGAGCGTCTTGCTTACTGGCAGGAATGAACAGCGTGCCGCACGAAAGTTCTTGACCTGACTCGTGAATCAGAACTGTCTCGACTGAGACGCCACCGTCTGCTGTGTGTAGCTTTTGAACAAAAGCAAGACTATTGCTCGACAAAGCAGGTCTTACAGCGTCAATCACAGAAGCAAGTGAGCTGTATGCAGATTTAAAATGTGGGTTTTTTGCGTCTTTTGCTGCGTGGCTCATAGCAGCTTGAGCTTTTACTAATGACTTAGCTAATTCGTTCATTTTTGTACCTGTATAGTTGTCCTGACGGGTATGTCAGTAAATAGATATTAAGTTATCTAAATACAAATGTCAAGCTCACATAGAAAACACTATGTTAAGATAGCTTTATGAATACGACAGACATCATTCAATACTTAGGTGGCACATTTGCTGTTGCAAAGCTATGCAAAGTGAGTCCGCCAGCTGTGAGTCAATGGCGCAACAACGGGATGCCTAACGACAAACTCATCATGCTTGCTGCTGAACTTGAAAAGAAATCAGACGGCAAATTTAGTCGTAAAGAAATTGAAAACTGGCAACAAATTTGGCCTGAACTACGATAGACTGAACACGCCTTTAGCAAGCACGAAACAAACCAATGGTAAGGGACGAGTTTCAACAGTTCAGCTTTAGAACTTGACACGCCGGAACAGACGGTGACATAATATATGCATTGGTGTGGAAGCCGATGTAGACCGTTTAAGTCTGTATCTTGCCCCTATGGGGGTCTTCCACCAAGATGCAGATTTAAGCGGTTTTTTTATTGCCGAACGGAATGCAGACCAAAGTTAGCTGCGAACAAAGTGGGACTCAGAACCCAGCCGAATGTAGGACGTTGCAAGCTGGAGGCTCTAACGACATACCAGCGGCTTGTGATAGTAAGCAGACTGGGGGTGAGTGGATGTAATACTGCACAAATTGGCGGCGAAGTTAGCACCAATTCCACGAATGGCTGACGGGTTCTGTGGCTCCGAAAGAGATAGATTAAGGCAACCTAGGTAGGCTAGGTTCGTCCACCAAAAAGCATATATATGAAAACTAATACACAAATAGCAAAAGAATTAAAAAAAGCAAAGAATAAAAAGTGGTCAAAAAATAGACCAAAACAAAGTTATCCACAATCAACACAAAAATGGCTCAAAGAAAGCTCGTTTGTTGTAAAACTACCAAATATTTGATTTGCCTTTTTTTTATTCATCATGTTAAGATAGCTAAACATTAAGGAGATGTTCATGACTATTTGGGATTGGATGTTTATTTTTTACCTAGCTATTGCACTAGGATTGCTTGCTGCAATTTGGCTGTGGAAAACCCCAATTGAAAAAGCGCCACGAGTTGCTGATGACAAACCGTGTCAATGTTTGCATCCGATTCGTTGCGATATGTTTGACAGATGCATGAGGAACGAAAAATGAGTACAGAGCAAAAAATCATCAATTATTGCCAAGAACCGAGAACAACGAAAGAACTTGCAGAATATTGCAACATCAACAAAGACACGATTTATTCGCATTTAAACCGATTGCAGCGTAAAGGCATGATTGACAAGATTGGTGATGGTAGACGCAGAGTTGCACCAGCAAGGTTTGTTGTGACTAGACAAGCACCGAAAGCCACCGAATCAACTGCTGACTATGAAAACCTTGTTATTACTCATGCTCACAACCCGTTTGGATTGCGACCATGAACAAAACAGATTACATCCATTTATTTAAAGAATCTTGCGGCGGGAAATGCAACGCTGAATACAACCCATGCGCTTTTAGGCAAGCTGCTGATTCGTTAGCTGCGTTAAAACCAATTGGTTACATGGATAAAAACGGAATATTGTTTAACGACACCACGCACCCTCAATTACACACGCCACTTTACGCATTAGACGAGGCAAACAATGAATCCACTTAGCCCAAAACAAATATTAAGAAACCTTGAAAACGGGTTTTTTATGACGCATCAAGAACAGACTGAGGCGGCTGAATACATACGCCAGTTGCAGCAATCAAACGAAGCGTTAAAAGAAGGATTGATTAAAAACGCTGAAGAAATGTTTAATTTGTGTAAAAAGTTAGCCAAGCCTGAGCAAGAACCCGTTGCGTATGTTGAAAAAGGCGATTTGTATTGGTGCGATGATACGAGCGTTTATGACGCAGAAAAGTTAGATAATCATGTGCTTTACACCGCACCGCCACGCAAAGAATGGGTCGGGCTGACCGATAAAGAAATTGAGAATCTAATGAACGAGACTGGCATTTTTGGCGGTTTAACACCAGACGAAATTGCATTAGCCCATGCCATCGAAGCCAAGCTCAAGGAGAAGAACACATGAGCTTTGATGATTTTTGGTCAAAATACCCTCGCAAAGTTGCTAAAAAGACAGCTATGCAATCTTTTGCCAAGTTACCTATAGATGAACAAGAATTAGCAATTGATGCGTTAGACACGCATTTAGAGTATTGGAAGATTAAAGAAACAGAAAAAGACTTTATCCCACACCCTGCGACATGGCTCAATCAAGGCAGATACTACGACGAGCTTGATATGCAGCCAAAGCAGCCAAAAAAACCTGCGCTGCCGTGGTACTCAACCGAGCAGCTTACGATGGATAAGGCGAGAGAGTTAGGAATGACGCCAAGACCTGGCGAGGAAATGGGTCAGTTTAGATCTAGGATTGCTCAAAAAGTAGCGGAGATAGCCTGATGCCTCATGCAAAACCAAATAATCAACAAGCTATTGAGTTTGATGATGCACAACATCCAATTTGGGATGAATGGGTTGATATGCCAGAGTTTGTGCAAGAAAAACAAGATGGTTACGCAAAAATCATTGTTAGAGTGCGAAACAAAGAAGATTTAGAAGCACTTGCAAAAGCATTAAATCAACCTTTAACGCAACGTACCAAAGCGGCATGGTTTCCTGCATTAGTGCGTGGTATTCATTCAAATAAAAGGTACGTTAATGAATCCTAATTACCCTGTATACATTATTTCAAAAGGACGGTGGGATTCACGACTGACTAGCAAAGCATTGGAACGTATGAATGTTCCTTATCACATCGTGATTGAGCCGCAAGAATATGATAATTACGCAAATGTAATAAATTCAAAAAAAATACTTGTATTGCCTTTTAAAAATCTTGGTCAAGGTTCAATCCCTGCTAGAAACTGGGTATGGGAACACTCTATAAGCATTGGCGCAAAAAAACATTGGATACTTGATGACAATATTGAAAACTTCCATCGGCTGAATCGAAACGTCAAACCAATTGCTTTAACTGGTGCGATTTTTAAAGCGGCAGAAGATTTTGTGGGCCGATATGAAAACGTGCCGATTGCTGGATTTAACTATTATTCATTTTGCAAAACGTCTGACAAGTTGTTGCCTTACACTTTAAACACAAGGATTTATTCAACAATTTTGATACAAAACAACATACCTTATAGATGGCGAGGCAAATACAACGAAGATACAGACTTGTCATTGCGTGTTTTAAAAGATGGTTATTGCACAATTCAATTTAATGCTTTTCTTGCTGGAAAAGTAACAACCCAAAGAATGAGTGGTGGCAATACTGATGAAGTTTACAAAAATGGCACTTTAGATAAATCACAAGCATTAGTTGATTGGCATCCTGATGTGGCTAAAGTTGTATGGCGATTTAACAGATGGCATCATCATGTTGATTACAAAAAATTTCGTCAAAACAAATTGATAAAAAAACCGAATATTGTTATCCCAAAACGTATTAACGAATATGGCATGAAACTTATTGAGATAAACGAATGAAAGATCAACACGATGCAATTGATTACATATACAAAACAGCGCCTGAATACGCTGCTGCAAAAGGCAAATTAGCAGAATTAGAAACTTACAAATCTAGCCTAAAAGCCATCCTAATGAAGCAAAGTTACGAAACGGCTATTGGTGCTCAAGAACGTGAGGCTTACGCTCACCCTGATTACCAAAACCTTTGCAAAGCTATTGGGGAAGCGACAGAACAAGCAGAATTACTAAGATGGAGGCTAGAATCGGCAAAGATGCGTTTTGATGCCTGGCGAACAGAACAAGCAAGCAACCGTAATTTAGATAGGATGACAAAATGAAAGATTACAGCGAATGTTTAATTGAAATAACTAAACTGGTTAAGCAATACAGAAAATTAGTTTTAAAAGGAGAATACGAAGCCGCTGCTGATGTTGCTGTAGACATGAATGTACTTTGCTGTGAACTTCAAGAATGGACTGAGAAATGTATCGAAATCCAAAACTCTTAAAGGCTTGCAGGCTTTTGCCGTGTCAACTTTGCGAAACTGAAGACGGTACAGTAGTCGCAGCGCACAGTAACCAGTTAGCTGACGGTAAAGGTAAAGGAATAAAAGCGTCAGATTACCGCATCGCAGCATTGTGCTTTACCTGTCACACAGATATAGACCAAGGCAACAAGCTGAGTAAAGAACAGCGCAGGGAATTTTGGGAAATTGCCCACAGAAAAACGATTGGCGAACTATTTGAACGAGGTTTAGTTCAATGCTAATAACCCTTAAATTGCCTTTTCCCCCCTCTGTAAACACTTATTACCGTAATTTCAGGGGAAGAATGGTTATGGGAAAAAACGGACGTTCATTTAAAGACGCTGTGCAAGAAATAGTAACTGTTACCCAAACGCCTAAATTTAATGACGCTCGATTGATGGCTATCATTACAATATTTCCGCCAAACAAACGCAAATTTGATTTGGATAATCGTTTAAAAGCAATTTTTGATTCTTTACAAGACGCTGGCGTATTTGATGATGACGAGCAGTTTGACAAGATTGAGATTGCAAGGGGGGTGATTAAATCAGGCGGTGGCTGTACAATTGTGATAGCCACTTTAGAAAGCGAGGCATAAATGGACTTTCCTGCCACTTTTGTATCAACGCTATTACATAGCGCAACAAATGCTCATTTCATGCACTTTCAGACTGAAAGCTACGCAGAACACAAAGCGTTGCAAAAGTATTATGAAGCTATCCCTGATTTAGTGGACGATTTCACAGAAGCCTATCAAGGCTGCTACGACAAGATAAAAAGTTATCCGGATGAGTTTCACGTTGCAAAGAACCCTCAACGATACTTAAAAAGTCTTAGCGAATTTGTTGAAGAAATCAGAAAAGAGTTGCCAAAAAACACGCAATTACAAAACATCATTGATGAAATTGCTCAGTTAATCGATTCTACGCTGTATAAACTACGCTTTCTTAAATAGGAAACGCCATGAATGACGCAATCCAAACACCTGAAGCGCAAAAATTAGCTCAGATGTTGCAACAACAGCAAATGCAAAAGATTTTGCAAGGAATTCAAGGCGGCATGGCTACAAGCGCTGATATGCAAGGCGCTCAAAGCGCAATGGGCAATCCTGATTACAGTATGACTGCAAATGCTGCGCCTATGCAACAAGGTAATGCTATGCAGCCTTCTGTGCAAATGTTAGGCAAACCTGTTACTCAAGGCAGTTATGGCGGCAAACCAATGTCAAACATGGGGCAAATGCAGTCTGACTACGAAATGATGCGTAAACGCTAATATGCCAAGCAAATCAGAAGCCCAAAAGCGCACAATGGCTGCTGCGGCGCACAATCCTGAGTTTGCAAAGAAGATGGGCATACCAGTAAGCGTAGCGCAAGAGTTTAATCAAGCAGACAAAGCTAAGAGAACAGCAGCATTGTTAAGTAATATGAATAAAAAGAAATAAACTATAATTAACCTATCTAAACCTCTAAAACAATTGAGTAGATATGGAAATTAAACAAGTAAAGGTTGATGCGTTAATACCTTACGCTAAAAACAGCAGAACGCATGATGATGCACAAGTTGCCCAGATAGCGGCAAGCATTAAAGAGTTTGGTTGGACAAACCCAATTCTAGTAGACGGGGATAAAGGCATTATTGCAGGCCATGGCAGGCTTATGGCGGCTCGAAAGCTACGCATGACAGAAGTACCAGTCATTGAGCTCAAAGACCTAACACCCACGCAAAAGAAAGCCTACATCATTGCAGACAACCGATTAGCGTTGAACGCAGGGTGGGATAACCAGTTATTAACCATTGAGCTTAACGAATTACTTGAAGACAAGTTTAGTTTAGACTTGCTAGGGTTTAATGCAGACGAGCTTAATGCGCTACTAAACCCTGTAGAAATAAACGAGGGTTTGGTAGACGAGGATGAAGTACCTGAACCGCCACCAGAGCCGATTACTAAGCTAGGGGATATTTGGATACTAGGCAATCACAGACTTATGTGCGGGGATAGCACAAGCATTGACGCTGTGGATAAGCTAATGGAAGGCCAACGATCAGATATGGTGT